TTTTCATCTACGGCCACATTGGGGACTATTACGAGGCCGACGATGTGACCGCGGCGGCGTTCACGAAGGCGCTACGGGGCATCACAGCGTCGGCTATCGACCTACGGGTGAACAGTCCAGGCGGCTCCGTGTTCGACGGCATCGCCATTTACACAGCCCTACTGGAGCACCCGGCCGTGGTTGACGTGTCCGTGGACGGGGTGGCCGCTTCGGCGGCTTCGTTCGTGTCGATGGCCGGGGACACCATCGCAATACAAAAGCCGGCCAAAATGATGATCCACGACGCGACCGGGATCGTGCTCGGGAACGCCGCGGACATGCAAGAAATGGCGGACCTGCTAAACGACCTGTCCGACACCATCGCCGGCATCTACGCGGACCGTGCCGGCGGCACCCCAGCCAAGTGGCGGGACGCCATGAAAGCCGAGACCTGGTACTCCGCGGCAGCCGCCGTAGAGGCCGGCCTCGCGGATAGGGTGGCAAACGACACCACCCAATCGGCGCCGGACGACCGGCAAAGTCAACTGATCCGCGCCCGTGCGCGGCTACTCCTGAAAGGGGAGTGACAATGGGAATCGAGGAAATCCTCGCCGCGCTACAGGCCATCATCGACGGCGCGGTCGGCACAAACGGGCAACCGCGGCGACTCACAGACGAAGAGGTCACGCAGTACGAGGCCCTGGAGGTCGACCTGGCCGCCGCGCGCAGGGACGGCGAGGTTCGCAACCGTCAGACGGCGTACACCACGCCCGTCCGGAACGACCTGCACGTCAACATCGGCGGCGCCACCCGGGACGAGTTCGAGGACCTGAACCGGTCCTTTGAGGCGTACCTGCGCACTGGCGTCCCGAACGCCGACCTGCAGGAGCTGCGCAACGCGCAGCAGGTCGGCACCGACTCCGAGGGCGGCTACCTCGTGTCACCGGAGTTCCGCCAGAAGCTCGTGGAGGTCCGGGCGGCATTCGGCGGCCTCGCCGCGGAGGTCGACGATTTCAGCACCGAGCGCGGCGGGACGCTGGAGTACCCGTCCCTCGACGACACCGCCAACAGTGGTGACATCACCGCGGAAGAGGCGGCGTTCGCTGACGGCGACGACCTGGCGTTCGGCACCGTCGCGCTCGGGGCGTTCAAGTACACGTCCACGGGCGCCGGCACCACGACGCCACTGCGGGTGTCCGTGGAACTGCTGCAGGACGCACAGTTTGACGTCCAGGGCCTCGTGGCCCGCGCGCTCGGGACGCGCATCCAGCGCAAGCAAGCCGCCGACTGGGTGAACGGCAACGGCACCACGCTCCCGTTCGGGCTCCTGCACGACGGGCTCACCGCGGACGTCGTGCTGAACGCCGAGGCCACCATCGCCTACCTCGAACTGACGGAGGTGGAGGAGGCCCTGGACCCGGAGTACGAGCAGAACGCCAAGTGGGTCATGTCCAAGGGAACGTGGATGGCCGTCAAGCGGCTGGAGGATGACAACGGCCGCCCGCTGGTCCTGCCACAGGCACAGTCCGGCCTGGGCCAGGCTCCGCAGCGCGAGCTGCTGGGATACCCGGTCGTCATCGACCAGGGATGCAACGCCATCACCGCGGACGGCGTGGCCGGCGGCTTCGCCGCGCTGGGCGACTTCCGCGAGGGCTACGTCATCCGCCGCGTGGCGCCGTTCACTCTCGTGGTGAACCCGTGGTCGCGCGCGAACAACGGCCAGGTGGAGTACGTGGCGTGGGAGCGGGCGGACGGCAACATTCAGAACCGCTCGGCGTACGCCACCCTCGAAAACATCACCACCTGACCTAAGACAGGTCAAGATCAAAAACCAGCTGTAGAACGATCTTGAAAAGGGAGGAACCACCATGGCACTACTCAAGGGCAACCCGGAGGCGTTGACTGCCTACCGGAAGGTCAAGGTCCGGGCGCTGGCCAGGACTGCGCCGGCTCGCAAGCGCGCGAGCAGGGCGAAGGCCGCCCACAACGCCGGCACGGCCGTGAAGCCGCCCCCTGCTGCACCGCCTGCCGGGGAGTGAGCTGAGATGGTGTGGGCGCCGGACTACGTGACGGCCGCGGAGCTGAAATCCTTCCTGAGGATCACAGACACCGCGGACGACGCGGAGCTGGCGCTCGCCATCACCACAGCGTCCCGCGCTGTGGACGGATTCTGCCACCGCCAGTTTGGGCAGGTGGCCAGCGCGGAGGAGCGGTCCTATACGGCGTACTGGGATCGGCGCGCCCGGGCGTGGGTCGTGATCTTCGACGACCTGCAGGACATCACCGGCCTGGACGTGCAAGTGGAGGCCGGCGAGATAGACGCCTACACCCTGGAGCCCGTGAACGCCGCGCAGACGGGCCGCCCGTTCACGAAGCTGTACGTGGACGACGACAGTGCGGCGAAGCCGACGACGGAAAGGCACGGCGTCACCATCTCCGCGGTGTGGGGGTGGGACGCCGTACCGGTCCCGGTGGAGCAGGCAACACTGCTGCAGGCATCCCGCTTCCACGCCCGCCGTTTCTCGCCGTACGGCGTGGCCGGCTCGCCGGAAGCGGGCTCGGAGATGCGCCTACTGGCGAAGCTGGACCCCGACGTCGAGCTGGCCCTGGCCAGGTCGCGGCTCATCCGATGGTGGGCGGCGGTTTAGGTGGACCTGGGCGACGTCATGGACCAAGTGTCCACCCAACTCGACACCATCACCGGCCTGCGATGCTTCGCGTACCCGCCCGATAGCATCACGCCACCCGCGGCCATCGTGGCATACCCGGAAGAGCTACTGTTTGACGCCACCTACGACCGGGGAGCAGACACTATGACGCTGCCGCTGATCGTGGCTGTGGGAAAGGTCCACGACCGGAACACGCGGAACCTCGTGGACGCCTACTGCGCCGGCAGTGGGGCAAGTTCAATAAAGGCCGTGGTGGAGGCCGGCACATACACCGCGTTTGACACAGTGCGGGTGACCCGCGCGGAATTCGACGTCGTTACCATCGGCAGCGGGGACTACCTCGCAGCGGTGTTCGACCTGGACATCATCGGAAACGGAGCGTAGAGATGAGCAAGGTACACGGGAAAGTCACCTTCGTTTCCCTGGACGGCGACGACCTGTCGCAGTACTGCGACAATTCGGAGCTGAAATTCGAGGCGGACGAGCACGACGTCACCACGTACGGCAACGATGGGCATGTGTTCCTGGGCGGGCTCACGTCCGGCAGCGTCACCATCTCCGGAAAGTACGACTCAACCGCCAGCACCGGCCCGCGCGCCGTGCTCCTGCCGCTACGCGGGACCGTGGTCGTGCTCATTCACCAGCCCGAAGGCACCGGCGCCGGGCTGCCACAGGATGAGGTCGACGTGCTCGTGAAGAGCTACGTCCAGACTCACCCGGTCGCGGACTACATCATGTGGTCCGTAGAACTGACCATGAGCGGCGACGTCGACTCGACGGCGCAGAGCGCGTGAGCGGCGTAGACCGGGAGGCGCTGTTCAAGGCGCGGCTACCCGAGGAGGAGTACGAGCTGGCCGGGCTCGGCGTGCTGCGCATCCGCGGCCTGTCCCGTGGTGAGGTCCTGGCGGCGCAAGCCGACGACCCCACCCTGGTCGTGTTCGAGCGCCGGCTACTGGCTCACGGGATCGTCGACCCGAAACTGTCCGTGACCGACGTGGGACGCTGGCAGGAGGCGTCACCCGCCGGCGAAATGGAGCCGCTGATAAAGCGCATCGAGGGCCTGTCCGGCATCGGAGGGCGGATCGAAAAGGACACCTACGAATCTTTTCGAGACGAACCCGGACCTGGAATTCGAGATGTTCCTGGCGACGAAACTGGCGATGACGGTGGGCCGGCTGCGGGAGCAGATGGCCTCTGAGGAGTACACGCGGTGGGGCGTGTACTTCGCGCGGAAGGCGCAACGGGAAGAGCTGGCACGGCTACAACGGGAAGGTGGCGCGCAGTGACGCAGGTTCAGCAACTAGTCGCCATCGCCGCGCAACTCACCATCATTTCCGCCGCGCTGGGCGGCGCCCTCCTGTGGTTCAAGAAGTGGCTACGGAAGCAAGTTTCCGAGCCGTTGGGGCGCGTCGAAACAGAAGTGACACTCAACGGCGGCACGTCCATGCACGACGCCGTGGGCCGCACAGAGCGGGCCGTAGGGGAGCTGACGCGCCGTTTCGAGGACCACCTACGCACAGGCCACGGCGGCGCCGCCGTGGCGCCTGTGGTGGTCGTGGAAAGGCCGGCCCGCGATGCCTGAACCGATCCACATCGAAGGGCTCCGCGAGTTCTCACAAGGGCTCAAGCGGCTGGACGGCGACATGCCGAAGGTCCTACGGCTCGGGCTAAACGGCGTGGCCGACGTCGTGGTCGACGTGGCCCGCCCACGGGTGGCGTCCCAATCGGGGAGGGCGCGCGGGTCCGTGAGGGCGAAGAGCACCCGAACCGCTGTGCGTGTCGCGGGCGGCGGCAAACGGGTCCCCTATTACGGGTGGCTGGACTACGGCGGGAAGGTCGGCCGCGGCCGATCTCAAGTGCGGCCGTTCAAGAAGGAGGGCCGGTACCTGTACCCGGCCTATTACGCGAGCCGTGACCGGTTCGACGAGCTGCTTGAGGATGCGCTCGTGGACGTGGCGCGGCAGGCCGGACTGGAGGTGGAGCGATGAGCCGCAAGCCGGAAGTAACACTGACCTTCGCCGGGGACCACGACCAGCTAACGAAATCGTTCGACAAAGTGGGCGCGGCGTCGAAGGGCATGGAGGCCGACGTCGGGCGGGCGTCGAAGGCGGTCCGCGACAGTGGGGATAGCTTCGACAGGGCGGGTGAGGCGTCAGACAACCTGGACACGAAGGCTATGGGCTTCCGTGACACCCTCACCGGGGTAGAGGACACCGGCCGCGGCGTGTCAATGATGATGAAAGGGGACATGTTCGACGGCGCCCTCATGTTGGGGATGGGCCTCGGGGACCTGGGCTCCGGGCTTTACAACTTCATCATCCCGTCGATAAAGGCCTTCGGCGCGGGAATGATCCGGTCCGCGGTCGGGACGGCGAGGGCCACAGCGTCCACCGTCGCCCACGGCATCGCCACAAAGGCGTCCACCGTCGCCACGGGTGCGCTCACCATCGCGCAGCGGGGCCTGAACCTGGCTATGCGGGCCAACCCGATCGGGCTGGTCATCACAGCACTGTTCGCCATCGGCGCGGCGTTCGTGCTGGCGTACAAGAAAAGCGAGACCTTCCGCAAGATCGTCACCGGGGCCGTCAACGGTGTAAAGGCTGTGGTCCGCGGTGTGGGCGACTTCATCTCCGGGGTGTGGCGGCGCGCGTTCGGCGCCGTTCGGACGGCGTGGAATAGCACCGTAGGAGGCAAGGGATTCAGCATCCCTGACTGGGTGCCGATCATCGGCGGGCGTTCGTTCCGCATCCCGCGGATGCACAGCGGGGGCATCGTGCCCGGGGCGCCCGGGCAGGAGTCCCTGGCCATCCTGCAGGCCGGCGAAGAGGTCAAGTCACGCGGCCAGGCTGGCGGCGCGCGGGTAGTGGTGGAGCTGCGCGGCCAGGACGACCTGGCGCGGCTCCTGGTGGAGGTCCTACGCAAGGCAATCCGCGGGAAGGGCGGCGACGTCCAGTTTGTGCTCGGGGACGCCTGATGGCCGCGCTGGACGTCGTGGTGGAGCTGTGGATTGACGCGGCCTGGGAAGACATCACCGACGACGTGAACACGCGGGACCCCATCACCATCACCCGCGGG